CAAACACAATCTGTTCAAATAGCAATAGAAAAATTACCAGAAGATTCTATTGAAAAAATAAATAATTTAAATATTAAATTAAATAATTTAATTAGTAGCTTTGGACAAATTTATATTAGAAAAAGAGAAATTCAAGATGAACTAATTAAATTAGATGAAATTTTGGAAACTGGTGAAGATGAATTCAAATCAACAAATTTACAATTAAAAGAAGTAATTGATGAATTGGATGAAAAATTCCCTCAAGGAAGAATTAATATGCAGGATGGTACAATTCAATATCAACCAGGTGCACCAACTAGAAAGCAAGTAGAGCAACAACAATTAGAAGCTCAAAATCAACCTGCTGGTAGTGGTATGAAAGTAGTAAAACAATAATATCGAATATTTATATAGGAACAACTATATAATGAACGAATTATCAAACTTTTTAATAGAAACAATATTGGGAGAAGCGGCTCAAATGGACAAAGTAGTTGTTGTCTATTCGGGCCGCTTTCAACCATTTCATAAGGGACACTACGCAACTTATGATAATTTAGTACGCAAATTCGGTAAGGATAGTGTATATATCGGAACTTCTAATGTTACCGATTCAAAGAAATCTCCATTTAATTTTAAGGAAAAGAAAGTAATAATGACAACGATGTTTGGTATTCCATCAAACAAAATTGTCAATATTAAAAATCCTTATGCACCTGAAGAAATACTAAAGAAGTATGACTCTGATACAACTGGTTTAATAGTTGTGGTTGGTGAGAAGGATGAAAATCGTTTAAGTGGTAAGTACTTCACTCCATATAAAGGTAAGGTAGAGCAAGGATATTTAGATAAAGGATATGTGTACGCTTCACCTGCTACGGCAAATCCTATTAGTGGTACTGATGTTCGTTATTGGTTAAGTGCTGGTAGTTCCGATGACAGAAAGAAAAACTTTACAAAAGCATATCCTAAATTTGATTCTCAAATATTCAAATTAATTACTCTTAAGTTAAAGGGATTGAAAGAATGTATAAACGAAGAAATTAAACTAAACGTAAAAGTTGGTGATACTTTGTTAATGGGTAAATTCAAAAATAAAAAAGTAGTTGTTAAAAATATAGGAACTGATGAATGGGGAATGCCAACAATCAATGGTAAGAAAGCAGTAACATTCCGAATTCCTAAAAAAGAACAATTAAAAGAAACCGCATCAAATAGTGGATTTAGTGGAACTGATGAACCTGATACATCATTTGTAGCAGATGGACAACCTAGAGTATTAAACACAGCTAAGCCTGAAAATTGGTACGCTCAAGGTGGATATACTCAAATGGATACTCCAAAAGCTGACGCTATGAGAGGTAGAGGAAAATCAAAAGATACCGAAACTCAATTTAGAAAAGCTTATTATAAACTTAAGAATGTAACACAAAGTACATTAAATCCAGCAGATGACCCATTTAAGGTTGAAGATTGGCAAGAAACCGAACCAAATAAAGCAATAGATAAACCTAAAAGATTTTGGGAATTGCCCGATAATCAAAAAGATACTATAATTTCAAAAGAAGATATTAAAGAAATAGTTGAAGATTTTGATTCCATATTAGATGAGATGGGACTTGGTGGTGGAGCTGGTGTGGGTTTAAGTTTACCTGGTGGATATATCAATGGAGCGCCTGATAGTGATGATGTTAAGAAAAATAGTAAAAAACTTAACAACAAAGGAATGAGTGGATATGAGGAGATAGATGAGATAGCAGTTCAGATTGATAAAATTCCTGGTGGTTTGGCAAATGGTAAAACTTTAATTGATTTGGCTAATAAGTGGGATTCTAAAGGATATTACGAACCAAAGCAATTTGCAGCTGAATATATTAAACCTCAATTGATGAAGGGTATTAAAGTTGAAATGGAGCACACAACCGATGTTCGTATTGCAACTGAAATAGCTATGGACCATTTATGGGAAGATATAAACTATTATGATAAGTTGGCAAGTATTGAAGGTGATAGTATAGCTGAAGCAAGTGGTAATGGTGCTTTTTATAATGATGGTAATACAACAACTGGTACAATGTGGAACGCTGGTTGGGATGATTATGATAAGGAGGAATATTATTTAGATAACTTAGATGGTTGGGATTTTTTTGATGAAATACCATCTGAAAGAGAAAAGAAAAAAGCAGTAGACCAAAAATTACCAATAGATAATCACAACGATACAACTGATAAATACAATCGTATATTAAAGTATGATTTAAAATCGCCATCTGATTTTCTAAAAGAAAGTTCAACAAAAGATTTAGAAAAACAATTAGTAGTATTATATAATAAGGCTTTTAAGATGCTGCCAAACTCGCCAGCACAAATGAAAGTAAGAGTTGAAATAGATAAAATCAGAAAACAACTTGAATCTTCAAAAAAAGAAAATGTTAATGAATCAATACTATTAGAAGGTGGGGCTTATGGACATATGAATCATCCATTTGATATTGAAATGAATCTTACATTTGGTGATTTAAAACAAATTGTGGTAAGAGCATTGAATGGTGATTTAGAATTAGCAAGAGAGAAGACTGATGGACAAGCATTGGCAGTTAGTTGGGTAAATGGTAGATTAGTTGCAGCTCGTAACAAATCACACCTAAAGAACAAAGGTGAAGGTGCTATGACAATAGGACAGGTAGCAGATAAGTTTGCTGGTAGAGGCGGATTAACTGATGCATACAATTTCGCTATGCAGGATTTATCCAAAGCAATCGGAGCCCTATCCGAACCCCAACGTAAGAAGGTTTTTAAGGATGGTAGTTCGTTTATGAACTTAGAAGTGATATATCCAACGTCTGTAAATGTAATCCCCTACAATCAACCCCTATTAGTATTTCATGGTACGTTTGATTATGATATCGATGGTACTATTGTAGGTGAAAACCAACAAGCGGCATCTATATTGGGTGGAATGATTAAGCAAGTAAATGCACATGTTCAATCAAAGTACACAATACAGGGACCTCCAATAAATAAACTTCCTAAATCAGAACATCTTTCTAAATTACAAGGAAAATATTTAGGAATGATTTCTAAACTTCAAAATGAATTCAAATTAGCAGATAGTGATGGTGTAGCTGATTATCATCAATCTTGGTGGACTGACTTTGTAGAAAAGAAAGCTAAGAAGTTAGATTATCAACAAAAAATAGGATTAATAAAGAGATGGGCTTTTGGTGACAAGAGTTTCCGTATAGCAGAAATAACTGATGACAAATTAAGAGCTTGGGCTGAACAAACTGATAAGCAAGACCAACAAAAAATAGGAAAGCAAAATCTAATGAGATTTGAGGAAATATTTTTAGGAGTTGGTGCTGATGTACTATCCTTTATGGACTCGGTTCTTACAGCAAACCCTGATAGTGCCAAAAGACAAATGGTAGCTCGTTTACAATCAACAATATCTCAAGTAAAAGCAAGTGGTGACCCTAAGAAAATTGAAAAATTGAAATTAGAATTATCTCGTCTAAATGCACTTGGTGGATTTGAAAAGATTGTACCAAATGAGGGTATTGTATTTGTCTATGGTGGTAACACATACAAATTAACAGGTGCATTCGCACCCCTAAATCAAATTTTAGGTATTTTCTTCGATAAATAATTGTTTTCTGGATTTTGATATACTTATATATACAAATATATCGTAAGTAATATGGCAAAGGAATTCAATAAAAAGTTTATGCACCCAACACGTAGGAAGTTGGTAGATATGGTATTGACCGGTGGTGAATATGAAAAAAACACACAAATATCATTTTCTGGAGCAGATAAACAAAATGTAAAGCATAATGTTGGCGAAAGATGGACTGATGATAATGGAAAGACTTGGGTACAACATGAAGGTGGTAAGATAGAAACATCAGAACTATCAGATACAATGCAAGAAGTTAGAGCTTACTTAGATAAGTTAAACACTTGTAAAGCTGAAGATTGTAAAACAATTAAAGTAGGTAGAGTTGATAAAAAATTAATATCTAAAACTGGATATTGTATAACTTGTTTAGCAAAGAGAGAAGATACGATAAAATATGATGGATTGTGGAAGGAATATGAAGATTATAAAATATATTCTAATATGATTGCATATGGTAATGATGTTGTTTCTCAATTCAAACAAGCTTATAGAGATGCAAAGCAAACTTATGAAGTAGTTCAAGAAGATGGTAAGATTGAAACTTGGAGTATGGAAAGAGATGTAGAAGAACTTAAAGCAGAAATCCTTTTGGAAATTGTTAAGTTTGAAGGTGAGATTGAACAAGCTACTAAATTAAGAAATGAGGCTTACGATAAATTAAAAGATAAAAATTACGATTTAGTAAGACCCCTTAACGATTAATATGAGTGCACCCATAACACCAAAAAAATCTTTAAAAGAGATTATTGCAGAAGAATACAAAAAGTGTGCGGTAGACCCGATTCACTTTATGAAAAAGTATTGTATGATTCAGCATCCGGTGAGAGGTAAGATACCTTTTCACTTATTCCCATTTCAGGAAAAGACCCTAACACAATTTAATGGTAATCGATTTAATATAGTCCTAAAATCACGTCAAACTGGTATCTCAACCCTATCGGCTGGTTTCGCACTTTGGAAAATGATATTCAATACTGATTTTAACGTATTGGTTATTGCAACAAAACAAGATGTTGCAAAGAACTTAGTAACAAAGGTAAGAGTGATGCATGAATTGCTTCCTAGTTGGCTTAAAGGAGGTTCGATGGAAGATAACAAGCTTTCCCTTCGTTTAACAAATGGTTCTCAAATTAAGGCTATTGCTAGTTCTCCTGATGCAGGACGTTCTGAAGCCTTATCACTTCTTATATTTGATGAGGCCGCTTTCATTGATGATATTGATGAGATTTGGGTGGCAGCTCAATCAACCCTTTCAACGGGTGGTAGTTGTATTGCATTATCTACTCCAAATGGTGTGGGTAATTGGTTTCACCAAACTTGGTTAGGAGCTGAAGAAAGTAGAAACCCATTCAATACAATCAGATTGCATTGGACAGTACATCCTGAAAGAGACCAAAAATGGAGAGACCAACAAGAAGAATTATTGGGACTAAAGAAAGCAGCTCAAGAGTGTGATTGTGACTTCGTATCTTCTGGTGAAACTGTAATTGAACCGGAAACCCTAATGTTCTTTAAAGAAACATATATTCAGGAACCAATAGAGAAAGGTGGATTTGATGGAAACCTTTGGAAATGGGAACATGCGGATTATTCTAAATCATATATGGTAGTGGCCGATGTGGCTAGAGGCGATGGGGCCGATTATTCCACTTGCCATGTAATTGATATTGTAAATGCAACGCAAGTAGCTGAATATAAAGGTAAAGTTGATACAAAAGATTTTGGAAATTTCTTAGTAGCACTTTCAACTGAATATAATGATGCTTTACTTGTGGTGGAGAACGCTAACATTGGATGGGCTACAATTCAGCAAGTAATTGATAGAGATTATAAAAACTTATTCTATATGAGTAAGGATTTAAAATATATTGATACTGAAAATCAAATGACAAATAGATATAGAGCTGAAGATAGAGGATTGGTAGCTGGATTCTCAACCACTTCCAAGACTAGACCTTTAATCATATCTAAATTAACCGATTACTTTAGAGAGAAATCAGTTATAGTTCGTTCTTCTCGTTTAATAGATGAGTTATTTACATTTATCTATATGAATGGTAGAGCAGAAGCTATGAAAGGTTATAATGATGACTTGGTAATGGCATTTTCAATTGGATTATGGGTAAGAGATACCGCACTTCGTTTAAGACAAGAAGGTATTGATTTAACTAAGAGTGCAGTTGGTGGTATTACATCAAATACATATAATGGTATTTATGGTGGCGGAAATACTATGGATGATAACCCTTGGAAAATGAGAGTTGGGAATGATTTTGAAGATTTATCCCAATGGTTGTAGTGTTTTGATATTTTACGATATTTATGTTATATAATGTCAAAATAGGATTTTGTAGAAATTAATAATAAATTATGGCAGAACAAGAAATAGATGATAGAAGTTTTTTTGGAAGGTTAAAGAAATTATTCTCAACTCAAGCTATCGTAACCGTTGATAAAGATGGTAAACGTAAGGTTGTAGATACTGATGACCGCCAAATGAATACAAACTTCGTAAATCTTAGAGATAGATATACAAAGTTACAAAGGTCTTATTATGAGACAAATCAGGGTGCACAATCAATGGCATATCATCAAGTTCGTAGAGAACTTTTTAGAGATTATGATGCTATGGATAATGACCCAATTATAGCATCGGCATTAGATATTTACGCTGATGAATCTAC